CATATTAATGGGCAGCACGCTTCACAATTATTATTGAAAAATGATTATCAGCTTCAGTTGGTGGATACATTTGCGCATCACAAGGATTTACTCGCACAAATGCGAGAAGATTATCGAGCCTGGAAAAATCTTCAAACACAAGTTAAAACTTTCCAACAAAAAGTCTCAGAAAACGAAGCTAAGAAACTTGCTAAGATGAACGCTGATGAGAAACAGAAATATCAGTTAGACCAGCGTGAGCAAGAACTAGCTGACCGTGAAAAGGCTATTGCTCGCAAGGAATTGACCGCAGAAGCTAAAACAATGTTAAGTGAACGTGACTTACCTGTTGAGTTAGTAAATGTAGTTGATTTGACAAGCGCAGAGACGGTATCTGAGTCTGTCGCTGTATTGCAGAAATCATGGGAGCAAGCCGTGCAAAAAGGCGTACAAGAAAAGCTAAAAGGCGGAGCTCCAATGAAGCAAGCGCCAGTCGATAGTGATGGTATCACAAAAGAAGAATTTGCTCGTATGGGTTATCAGAGTCGAAATGAACTCTATCAAAAGAACCCAGAACTCTATAAGAAATTGAAAGGTTAAAATAAATGACAGCAGGACAAACTAAATTAGCCACTATGGTTAACCCAGAAGTAATGGCGGACATGGTTTCCGCTAAACTACCTAAATTGATTAAATTCACTCCACTTGCTTATGTAGAAACAGCACTTCAAGGCCAACCAGGGAACACTCTAACAGTTCCAGCATGGGAGTATGCAGGAGATGCGACTGAGGTTGGAGAAGGTCAAGCTATTTCTCCAGACCAATTGACTACTAAAAAGACTACTATGACCATCAAAAAGGCTGCTAAAGGTTATGAAATTACCGATGAAGCTCTTTTGTCAGGCCTTGGTGACCCACTAGGTCAAGCTACTTATCAGCTTGGTTTGGCTATTGCCAACAAGATTGATGATGATTTGGTAGCGGTAGCTAAAACTGCAACACAGCACGTTGCAGAAGCTCCAACAACAGGAGCAGCTCTTGATAAAGCACTTGCTATTTTTGACGATGAAGAAGACGCAAAATATGTAGCTCTTATCAATCCAGCAGATGCCATTGATTTGCGTGCTAACACTGTGAAAGAATGGATTTCAGGCACAGAAGTAGGAGCGAATACAGTTGTTTCTGGTACATTTGGAGAAACACGAGGTGTTCAAATTGTGCGTACTAAGAAAGTTGAAAAAGGTAAAGGGTTTATCGTTAAAGTCTCTCCTAGTCAGACTCAGACAGATGATGCCAATAAATATGGTGCGTTTGTTATCATGCTAAAACGTGATGTGGCTATCGAAACAGACCGTGACATCCTTAAAAAGACAACAGTCATCACTGGCGATGAACACTACGGTGTTTACCTATACGACCCTACACGAGTTGTAAAATTCGGTGAGTAAGAGGTGACGATATGAGCTTATTGCTACGACGTCATTATATCCAAGAGGAGCAGGTTAGCCAGTATTCTGATTTAGAGAATAAAACTCTAGAAGAGTTGAAGAATCTAGCCAAAGAAGCTGGCATAACTGGCGCCTATAAGTTATCAAAAGCTGAAATTGTAGAGGTGTTGGAGGATTTAAAAAGTGAAATTTAAAATCAAACAAGATTTCTATGATTGGGAATCAAATGTGAAACGACTGGCAGGAGAGGAACTTGAGATTACTGAGGAGCGTTATGCTGAGCTGGCTGACAATTTTGCCAGCAACGGTGTCGCTATCTCAGATGTTCTTGAGGAAATCCTCCCTGAACCTGAGTTCTTAGAAGAGGATTGATATGTCTATAGAGTTGCTGAAGAAATTAACAGGCGAAGAAGATACTCAGCTTCTCATGTTGCTCCAAACGAGGGCTACAAATCTTATCTTGTCAGAGACTAATCGCACATCTTTGACACCTGCTTTAAGTCTCTTAATACCTGAGGTTGCTATCGAACTCCACAACCGCTCAGGAGCGGGAGGAGAGCACTCTAGAACCGAGGGTGGTATAGCAGTAGTCTACGGAGAAAACGGTCTGTCTACGGGTCTTTTACAACGTATCCGCATGCATAGACTAGCAAGGGTGGCAGGTCATGTTTTTGAAGCAGAGTAGACTGAAACCCTATCCTATGCGACGGTTTGAAAAGACTGTCACAGAGGAAGGTGTCGCAAAAGAAGGTTATGTCAAAGAAGCTGAGACAGTCCGTCTTGAGTTGTGGCCAGCTAGTAGTAAGTTACAATCTGAATTGTACGGCGAGCGTGTCAATGATATTTTGAACGCAAATGCCAACAAGTCAGCTACTATCAAAGTGAAAGATGGTGTGTGTATCGATAGCCCGACGGAAGTGACTCACAGGGTTATTTCTAAAAAGGTCTACACACATCATCAAGTTTTGGAGTTAGAGCGTGTCAGAGCTACTAGGGGCAGATAGGCTTATAGCTAAGTTCCGAAAGTTGTCAGATGTTACGCAACGAGACATTGTTTCAAAAGCGGTTCATCATGCGGCCAAAACCATTGTCCAAGCTGATGCTAAAAGACTAGCACCAGGCAACAATGGAGAACTTAGAAATAGTATCAAGACTAGGGTTAAAATGGACGGAGATAAGGCTATAGGCGAGGTTTACACCAACCTACACTATGCTCCTTACGTTGAGTTTGGAACAGGACCTAAGGGACAAGCTAGCCATTCTGGTATCTCTCCAGAGGTCAGCGTATCTTACAGGTCTAGTCCGTGGTATGTGCACGAAGACCAAATCAATGTAGGACCTTACCATTTTCAAAAGATTGGGGAGTTCTACAAGATGTATGGTCAACCTGCCCAGCCTTATCTTTATCCAGCTTTGAGAGACAATCAAGAGCGTGTGTCTAAGAATATTTCGAATTATGTGCGTAGAAAGATAAGAGAACAAATAAAATGATCAATATCAAGCCTGTTATTTATAAAGAATTGCAAAAGGTCGCAGATAATGTGACTGATACTTATCCTAGCGATTGGGAGACTTTTCCAGTCGTTATTTTTTTGGAAGAACAAAACAAGCCCGGAGAGTGGTTTGACGACCAGGAACAAAAATCATCTATCCGCTACAAGGTGGATATCTTTGATGATACCAGCACTAGTGAGTTAGCTGTTAAAATCAATCAGATTTTTGAGTCTTTAGGTTTGCGAAGAACGGACTGCCAAGACGTGCCAGACCCGTCTCATTTAAGACATAAGGTCATGCGTTTTGAAGGTGTTGTTGACTTACACTCAGAGCTTGTTTTTCAATTTAGAATGGAGAATTAAACATGTTAGCAAATGGAATTACGCTATCTTATAGCGAAGCTAAAGGAACTTATACTAAACTTGTTGGATTGAAAGAAGTACCAGAGTTTGGTATTGAACCTGAAAAAGTAGAGAACACTACTCTTGAAGATAAAGTAAAAATGTATGAGTTTGGTATCGGGGACGCAGGGGAATTGGAATACAAATTCTCTTACAAGAACGATAGCGAAACTGCACCTTATCGTGTATTACGTAAAGCGGCAGACAATAAGAAAAAACTCTTCTTTGAACAAGCTTACCCAGACGGTACTAAAGTTCGTTTTGAAGGTCAAGTATCTGTAAAACTTGGCGGAGGCGGTGTCAATGCCGTTATCGAGTTCACACTTAAGATTGCCTTGCAGTCAGATTTGGAATTTACAGATGGTTTAGGAGGTTAATTAAATGGCGTTAAAATACACAACTTGGAAAGTTACTGACGAAAAAGAGTTGAAGCTACGTTTGACATCTCATCAGGCTGCAACTGTGGAAGAAAAAATCGGCATGAACTTGCTGAAGATTTTCATGCCTGAAGCAGGCGAAGAGTTCACTTTGCCACCTTTGAAAGTTATGTTGTTGTTAGTTCATGGAGCCTTGCAGCAGTATGAACATGGGTATTCCTTTGAGGATGTCTACGATCTATACGATGAATACGTGGATAATGGTGGAGACCAAACAACCTTCATGACAGAGGTTCTAATGCCACTCTTTGAAGTATCGGGTTTTACTCCACGAGGAAGCAAGGACAAGAAAACTTCCAAGAAGAAAATGACAGTAGTCGAGTAATCTTGACAGTAACGCAGATTATTGAGAGGCTTTATCCTATGTTTTTGGACATTGGGGGTAAGCCTCTTGATTTTTGGGATTTAACGGTACTTGAAATCAGGGAAATGATCGAAAGCTACAACCGTGTCAAAGCCCAAGAGCGCAAAGAAAAGATTATTGACTCATACAGACTTTCGCAGATGATATCCAACCACGTTTCCTTGTTGTTATCCAAAGATGCCAAGGTATTTGAGTTCTGGGAATATGCGCCTGAGTTATTTGTAGAAGAGCAACAAGCGGTAGAACAGGAACGGCAGAGACAAGCGTTTTTGCTGCATAAGGAACGGATGCGTGAATTTGCAGAAAGACATAATCGAAAAAGAAAGGAGGAAATGAATGGCAACTCTTGATGAATTGAAAGTCATGATTGACGCTGAGATAGCGCCTTTCAGGAAGAAGATGAAAGAAGTCGAGAATCAGGTCAAAGGAACATCTGACCAAGTGAAAAATGCCACTGCCAAAGTTCGTGAACAGTCGAACTCTA